CACAGATAGCCTCAACGGCGGGGGGGGGAGTTTCCTCCTTCCCAACGAATGCTATCCGCTAAAGTCGACAGTGCTAAACGAATCCGGCCCATTTTCCATGGGCCTTCTCGTCCTGCCGGAAGGGTAACCTTCCGGCGCGCACCAGGAGCAAGTGAGACGGGGGACAACGATTGCGTAACCAACGCAACCGCTACCCTACCGTGCTTCATGTCCATGAGCCTCGATCCATCTCGCCAATTCCACTTTGTGGAAAAGTCGATTCGATCGGACTCACGTTTATGAAGACGGTAGAGCATAGTCCGCACCACACTTCCGGGGGCCCACCTATCAAGTTTCACGTTGACGCTTGCGCGTCTCCATGCCTTGACGGTTTGGACCTCCAGCCATGCAGTATCCCGCGATGGTTTAAGCACACGCACGAAAGGGTCCATGATAAAATTATCATGAACCACAATCCGCTGCTTCCGGACGCCATCACTCGGTTCTATCACTATCGGTCCTTTCGTCGACCTATCTTTTTCAGGAATACTGAAAAGACAGGAACGATAAAAGTTCCGATAGCGCAGATCGAGCGACATAGCGTTTCCAGAAGCGTATGCTTCGGCCAGTACCGCATTACAAATGCGGAACATACCAGTGACATGCTGCGGCAATTCGTCGATACGGATCGGGAAGATTTCTTCCCGTCCGTAGGCGTAGTGCCCGCAGCTTTCCCGGTAAGGGCCCGTGCTATAGCTTTTAGCTTCGTTAACACTGAAACCACACTCATTTAAGACCTCGCAAAGTAAGGAGTAGACTTTCGTCGGCACGATAATGTCATCGCCATAGGCGAGTACTTTACCGTGTGCGTTCTCTGCCTCGGCACAAGCTTTTGCCAAGGAGTAGAATATGAGCGTTTCGATGGGGAAGGTAAAACCATTTACCATCGAACTGAGTTTTTCAAACTCTATCCGCTCACCGTCAGGTAGGAACCCCACCGGGGTTCGCACCAGGTCCAGCGCATCCATCCAATCGGGCGGGAGAATACTCATAGCTAGAACATAGCTAATAGTATCACTCGCCATGGATAGATCCAGGGTTGCATAAGCACCTGTACGCGCTCCAATCGCCGCCAATTTCTGGTTGTGCGATTGGTCCCTTAGATCGATGCCGACTCTTTTGAGTCGGTCACGAACGTATCGTCCTAGACCTAGCTGAAAATACAAATTTACGCTAGGTTCTACACAAATAGAACGATCCGTTTGTCCGGTCTTAGGCACGAAGGCTACCTTGCTCCCGCCGACACGGACTACGTCGACGCTCCTGATACCTGTTAGCGAGTATAACTTGCATAACAGGGCTTTTGCACTCTGCCCGACCTCGGTTGGGTGGTCGAGGCAGCTATCGTAGACCGAAGGACGCGAGAGATTACCGATTAAGGTAGCCTCGAACGGCCCGGAATTCCCTACGGTAGCTTTCTTGCCGGAATATCCCAGTTCTAAGCCCATATCTAACATGCCATCCACAGTGTGGAGGTGCGATGCATAGGTATGGTCGTCGAACGGACAAAGGATTTTCGCGGCAATCTGCGACGCTCGCCAGATGATACCCTGATGCTTCACAGCAAAGGGATCTCGACTTGAAAATTTATCGTTTGTAGCACGACAAAGCTCTTCACTCTTCAGAAAATTCGCAATTGCGGTTTTCGTCGGAGTAAGCAGCTTGTGCTTAAACGGGTATTTTTTCAAGAACTGGCTAACGAGGACATCCTCACGGGTAAAACCAGGTTCTAGTCGAAGTTCATAAAGCTTCGGCCAGTCCTTTGTTTTTGCGATGTAGTACAGTCGCATTGCCATGGGTGTTCCTAACGATTCGCAGAATTCGAGTGTCAGGGTTATCAAGTCCTTCATCGAAAATTCCAGGGAACCTGGGACAGGTTTGGTTTTCACCTTACTCTCCCCCGGGACTTTACCCCCTCGTTGGACGATGCTTGACTTGCCTTTATGTTCTTGGTTTCTGCCAACTCTGTTGGTCATGAACCGATCTCCTGCTCAGCCTGAGATTAACTGTAGGTGACGCGCTATTAGCGTGCCGGCAAAGACGACCCCTACACGGGGTCATCAGTGCCAAGCAGCATATCGTTGAAGCTCGCGTTGTACATCATCTGGTGAACCAGATGCTGTGCACGGAAGCGCAAGATATCGCGTACGTCACCACCACTCACAACCGTGACCTGTACCGTGATATACGGTACTTTGTTACCTAAGGTCTGGAGTGTCTGGGTTTCGTAGTCAGGCAGCGTTAACAACGCTGTCGCACGACGAACACCAGTACCGCTCACACTCGACTTGAAAGTCAAAGAAGGATCAGCAGCCGGGACCAACGCAACGCGTTGGGACCAGGTTGCTTCACCATCCTTGATACGTTTCAGGGCGAAAGTGCGATTCTCAGTCACTGCAGGGTCGAGGTTGACCGGAACAGCGAAGACGAGGTTAGTTGCTTGGGACATGGGAAAGTTTCCTATTGTCTTAACGGGTTTGACCGCTGGTCAAGCGGAGGATTTTGACCTGTTCACTTCGTGAAGGCGCGGAACAACGCCACGGCATCGACGATATGTCTCCAGTCAGCATTCTCATTCCTTCGCAAGAAGGGAGGAGGAATGGCTGAGAAGGAGTCAAATCGTTTCCGCTCGTAGGACATGTACGTCGCGAAATACGGGAATTCCTTTCGGTTCCAGTTATCGCGAAGTACCCCCGATCTCAGGTTGGTGATGGTCGTCCCGATTCCAGCGTCGTCAAGTTCTAGACCGACGGCGTAATCGAGCGACTTTAGCCAACCCCCGACAGAAATAATCCAATCTCCAACAAAGGAGAGCGGGAGTATTTCCCACGCAACGGTACCCGGATTAAGGATCCCCCACTCATGCAGCATTCGCAGCAGAGTGGAAGTCTCCCTATACCGGGCCCATGCGTGACACGTAATACGTGTGTCGTCTGTGCCTTCGTTTTGATGGCCACATGAGAAAAGGTACTGTCCTATCGTGCCATTCGATGTAGCCCCGTCCACCAACCCTCCAACGTCGACGACTTGCGTCGTCTTCGCGTAGAGGAGGGTCTCCCGTCCTTTGATGAAATCTTTCTCAATCTGTTGAAGAATGGAAAAGATGTCGCTCAAAGTCGGGAGCCAACCATACCGGAGAAGAAGCCAGTTGTTCAAGGCATCATCTACGGTTAGTTGCTTCCCATCGCGTCGCCTATGTTTAAACAGGCGATTTAGCTTTGGGGGTGGACGTGTGTACCCTAGGTGTCGAATCGCACCCAAAAGGTCACCCCGAGCACATGCCCGTAACGTTAGCTTTAAGCGGCGAGCCGTATCGACAACCATGTCGTACGTATCGCGCGCTTCCAGCATCGTTACAGGCAGGTTGGGCCCGGTGGCAGCAATCTTATCGACAAGACGGTCCCTGCACTTATTCTGAAGACTCAGAGCCCTAGCGTTCACACGATAGGGATCAGGAGCTCCAGAAACAAGTATAGGTTCCCTCCATGTCATCACCGACTCTCCACAACTAAGTGGTGGGTGTTCACCCAAGTCGGTATAAGTTTGCACGCTATTGAGAAATACGAGCGCATTCCTTCCTTCGACAACAGTATACGGGAGCGTTTTATGGTAAATACCGTCGATTTTCGACTGTACCTCACCATATCGCACCCTGTATTCCGTCGTGAAGTCTGTCAATAAAGAAGACTTCATGGAATCCGCCGCGGGGGGACACACATATCCTACACCCCAGGCCCATTTAGAGCCAGGTTGTAGGTGTGAAGTCGCCGTCCACTGTTCTTGTCTCACGACATTAACATCCTCAATAAGCACCATCTTGAATACCTCACGGTATTCGCCTATACCGATTTGTACTATAGGCTCGGATCACTGGCGAAGTGATACACGTGTGCGTCGGTGCACAAAACCATGCGTGCTACTTGCGTAGCATCAACTGCCCCTATGTACGAGAGGGATACAGTTCGTCCACGAAGAGTGGACAATCACAACCTACCATAGATGCAAGCACTCGAGAGAGTTGCC